CCTTTTCGAGGGTGCTGGCATCGATGTTATGATCGTTGCAAGTAGGGGCGCCCGGATAAGACTGATTCTTTCCGGAGCATCGATAGCCGCGAATGTATCCAGATTCTGACCGCCCCTGGCCACTATAGTGCTTGCCGCACATGCCGATCAGGCGCAGAGACAGAGGGTAAGTGGCATCAGCACGGCGCTTGGGCTTCCGTGACCGCATCTGCCATTCTCGCAGGTAGGCAACCTCATCATCGGTCAGGAACTGAGGGACTGGGATCTTCACCGATGGGCCGTATAGCGGCTCGCCATCGGGACCAGCCTTCGCATTGACGGCTGTGTTCCTAAAGATGACGTATCCGTTAAGGATTGCGTCAGAGAATATCTGGTGACGCAGATTCTCACGTCCCCAGGGCCTGCCCGATCGAGTGAACTGCTCTTCCATGTTGAGGATGATCGCGGCATCGTTCAGACTGTCGCCTTCCTGGAGGGCCTTTACGACAATCCGAACCATGAGGGCTTCCCTATCGCAAACGATCAGGTGAGATTCACCACGCTTGCCCTGATTCTCGATCTCATAGCCGAAAGGTGGTGGGCCGCCGATCCAGCCGCCAGCATAGGCCTTCTCTTGAAGGCCGTCTTGAGTTCGAGAGCGGATCGTTTCCCATTCGGTCTCGGCATAGTCCGCAGATTTGCGAAACTCGGAACGCCCGGCTTGAGTCGTATTGTCGCAGTCTTTGTCTACTAGGGCAACGAAGATACCGATGTCTTCAAGTGCCCATACCCAACGCCAAAAGGCGCGGCCGGTACGGCCGATGCGGTCGCCCTTGGGTACCACCACCACATCAAAGGCACGCCTGCCAAAGGTGTCGATCGTCTTCGCGTCGAGCATGAGACGATCGAAGTCCGCTCGGGAGCCCATCTCCAAGGATCCAGACAGACCCTCATCCTTGTAAGTGCCTACATGGTCCCAGCCCTTGCGGGTGATGAAGGAGGCAGACTTGCGCAGGCCGGCAGCAATGCCATAACCCTTGCGCTGCTCTTCGGTGGAGACCCGATTGTAGTCAACGGCCCTAAGCACACCAGTGGCCACGGGCATGGTTAGACTAGGCATGACTCGACTCCTTCACAGTCGGTCGCTGTGCGCCTGGGGCTGGAACCCCTGGCGCACGTTTGCGTCTGGAGTCAAGGTAGCGCAGGGCGGCAGCAGTTGACGACGGCTCGGATCACTTGGCAGGTGGTCGGGGGCCGAAGAGCAGTCGCAGGAACTCGGCCCACTCGGCATCGGTCCACTCGCGGTTGCGCCAGACCACGCGTTGCGTAGTCATGCCGCAACCAGGATCGGTTCTGTCCGGACGAGAGCGCCAAGCTTGAGCTTGGCTACTACCTGCTTCTCTCCGAATCGAACATGTTCGTCTGGCACGTCGTAGACGTGCTTCAGGTAGCCGGCTTCATGGAGCTTGTCCAGCCAGTCCTTGAACCAGGACGTCAGCAGTTCCATGGATGCGAAGGCACAGAATTCGTCATCCAGAATTCCGTGCAGACCGCCATCGTCATATGGATTTGGATGATCCCGGTTGCTGTGCGCCCACGCCATGTCTTTTTGCCATTCATCGGTTTCCGGCCCGTTGTACGGGCCCCCAGGAACGCCGTAGGGCATCCTTTCTGCTGTTGCTACCCGATACACCAACACGCCATCCTCCTGCCAAGCGTCAAGAAATTGCCTAAATTGATGGCCAGAGCCCTTCAGCTCCGATCTCTTCGGACTGTGCTGCCGTGTATCGATCGACTGGCATGATGGCGCCAACGAACGTGGATCCGATCTTCACGGAGATCTGCTCATCACCGTCGGAGATGGAGAGGTCGGCGATGGTCTCGCCAGCAGCCTTGATCTTGCCGAAGGCAGCCATCATCTTCGGATCGATCAGGACGAGACGCGTTGGCGTCTCGCGAGTCAGCAGGTCGTAACAGCGGTCCCAGAGATCGACAGGATTGCGTTGCTCCGATGCATCGCGCATCGGCATCCATGCGCCGTTATCGTCTAGGATTGACAGTCCATCCTGGTGACGGATATCGATCTCGACTGCGTCCTTCTTGCGGGCCCGTGCGATCTTGTCCAGTTCCACCAGATCGGCACGACACAGGTCGATCTGTGCCGTATCGTTCTCAGTTTCTACGCTTGCCGAATCGTAGCCTAGGCTATAAATATCGGTCGCCATGATGCTGAGGCTGCCGATATTCTGGTGGACTCGGCAGACCTTGACCGCGCTACGCGCCGGCATGAACGCAAGAGCGTTATGCGTCAGCCTCGCTAGTTCAGGCCCAGGAATCTGGAATCTGCCCATCGGGCCAGTCATCCTCCCATCCGATCTCGGGGTCATCAGTGTATGGAATCTCAGAGATTCCCAGGTCTTGCGCTGCTGCTATGCGATGGTGGCCATTGCAGACAATTCCATTTTTGATCAGGATTGGACGGGAGATACCATGCAGTCGGATCGAATCCAACAAATCGGGGTACTCTCCATCGCGACGCTTCTTTGAAAGCGTCTCCCGAACGTTCCTAACGATCTCGGCATCATTCCAAGAAACGCCGTTCGGGCAGCCGCAGGATTCGCAATCGTCGTTGTAGACGACCTTACAGGCGGGGCATCGACTATAGGACGGCGCATCGGTAGATCCGAGTGCGAGGACTTCAGTCAGCGCAATCGAACCGACCATCGTCATCTCCATAATCGAAATCTTCGTCTTCGTAGTCCACGGGACGGTCATCGCTCATGCGATCACCAGTCCACGACGCGTGGCGTCGTTACGGAGGAATTCCTCGCGCTTCGCGATTCGGTCACTGCGAAGCGCCTTGTAGGCAGCTTCAATACGGCGCGCATGCGCCATAGCCGCACGGGGCCCTTCCATCTGGAAGGTCATCTGGAGCCAGAAAATGGCCTTCTCATACATCTCGTAACCCTTGAATCGCTTGATCCGCTTGATGATGTCTTCGATGGTGATGACCATGATCCGAATGCCTTTCAGATGGTCGAGTTGGTGAGCGCCTTGATCCGCCGTGCCAGCCGGCGCTGAGTGGTCCGGTACTTCTCCATGTCCTTGCGGGACACCTTCGTCTCGTCCTGGCGACGAAACTTCCGGATGGTCGTCTTGCTGTTCTCGCTCACTCGTGACTCCTGTCAAGCGTCAAGTAACTGCGGTTGAAAATGGGCGCCCACGGGTCGAGGATGAGCGCCCATCGATGTCATTCGCCGATCGGTTCTGATCGGTTCTGATGTGAAGATCCTGCACCCGCCAGCAGCGGGTGTCAAGCGTCAAGTTTCACGTCAGCAACACAAGTCCTGAGCCGAACAGAGTCTTCTGTCCGTATTTCTCCCGCTTCGCGATGTCACCGATGACGTCACCGACGGCTTCGTACTGCTCCAGAAGTGAAGATCGTGTGCCCAAACCGTCAAGGGCGCCAGCGGCAACCAAGGCCTCAACTACGCGCTTGTTCATGACTCCAGTCCCTACCCTGGCAAGCAGATCAGGAAGGGACCGATACGGGCCCCACGCGTCCCGCTCTGCCGTAATCAGATCTCCAGCCACTCCCACACCCTTCACGGCCCCAAGGCCGTGCAGGATGACGCCTTCAGGCGTCGGCGTATAGGTGGCGTTTGATCCGTTGACGTCCGGTGTCCTGACTTCGATGCCCATGCGCCGGCACTCAGACAGATACAGAGACGTACTGTCCTTATCGGGAGCCTTACCAATCTCACCAGTCAGCACCGCAGCCATGTACTCGGCCGGATAGTGCGTTTTCAAGTAGGCAGTCCAGTAGCTGATGAGCCCATACGCCGATGCGTGCGCCTTGTTGAATGCGTAGTCGGCGAAAGGGACCAAGGTTTCCCACAGGACGCTGATCGCGTCTTCCGAGTATCCATTGGATCTCATCCCATCAGAGAACGGGATGAACTCCTTGTCAAGGACTTCCTTGTTCTTCTTGCCCATGGCCTTCCGGAGAAGGTCAGCATGACCCACTGAGTAGCCGGCCACGGCTTGCGCCGCAGCAATGACTTGTTCCTGATACACGATGACGCCATAGGTTGGCGACAGGATCGGATCGAGAGCGTTGCTCAGCTCAGGGTGAAGGGGGTCAATTGGCTCTCTTCCGTTCTTCCGATCCGCGTACGCGTAGTGCGCTTTGACACCCATTGGTCCAGGACGGTAGAGAGCAAGGACAGCGCTGATGTCCGCAAATTGAGTTGGGCGCATACGCTGAAGAAGTTTCCGCATGGGGCCTGAGTCAAGCTGGAAAACTCCAAGCGTCTGTCCTGCGGACAGCAGTGCAAAAGTCGCGTGATCATCCAATGGTAGTCGCAGCAGGTCAACATCTCGACCATGATTTCGTTTCACCTCCTTCAAGCAGTCATCAATGATCGACAGGTTTGCCAAGCCGAGGAAATCCATCTTCAACAGGCCGAGTGCTTCGCACGTGGGGTAGTCGAATTGGGTCACAACAGAGCCGTCGGACCGGCTCCACAGCGGGATGTGATCGATCAGGGGCTCTCGACTGATGACCACGCCGGCAGCGTGAACCCCAGGCTGCCTGATCAGTCCTTCGACTCCATACGCGAGATCAAGGACGCGCCTTGCATCTTCGTCAGTCTCAACCAGCTTTCGGAATTTCCCAGCATCACCATAACGAACATGTTCGCGAGAGTAAACGCACTCAAGCGGTGCATCCTTACCCATGATCGGAAGTGGATAAGCCTTACTGAGACTGTCGCCGAGATCATACCCGAGTCCGAGTGCACGAGCGCTGTCCTTGAGCGCAGCCTTCGCCTTGATATAACCAAACGTGGCGATCTGGGCAACTCGGTCGCCGCCCCATCTCTGCGCGGCATATTCAATCACTTCTCCTCTCCGTCGGTCATCAAAGTCCATGTCCACATCGGGCATGGAGACGCGCTCAGGATTCAGGAAGCGCTCAAAGAGGAGTCCATGAACGATCGGATCCAAGTCCGTAATGCCCAGAGCATACGAGACTAGAGATCCGGCAGCCGATCCGCGACCTGGGCCAACGCGAATCCCGCGCGATTTAGCAAATCGGATGAGATCAGCAACAACCAGGAAGTAGGACGCAAAACCCATCTTGCCAATGACGCCAAGCTCGTACTCCGCCCTGTCGATCCTGTCGCGCGGGATCCCGCGCGGATACCGAACTTGAAGACCGCGATAGACCTCCGTCCTGAAGTACAGCTCTTCCGTCCATCCCTCAGGAACAGGAAAGACTGGCGTGAGATCCTGCGACTCAAAGGTGACGTTGCATCGCTCTGCCAACGTCAACGTGTTGTCGCATGCTTCCGGCAGTTCGCGAAACAGATGACGCATCTCGGCCGGCGAGCGAAGGTAGTAGCCTTCGCCGTTGAACCGAAATCGATCCTCGGCATCTAGCGTTGACTGAGTGCCGATGCACAGAAGGAGATCGTGAGCGGCAGCGTCTTCAGACTTGACGAAGTGGCTATCGTTCGTTGCCAGCAGTGGAAGCTGAAGACGACTGGCAACAGTCAGCAGTCCGTTTCTGACACGGCTCTCAATCTCTAGCCCGTGATCCATCAGCTCAACATACAGATTGCCGACCCCGAGGATGTCACTCAGTTCCGCCGCGTGCATCGCTGCGGCATCAGGATCCCCGAGACGAAGGCGTGTCTGCACGGCACCTGATGGGCAGCCAGTCGTACCGATGATGCCGGCCGAGTACTCAGCCAACAGCTCCAGATCGATCCGAGGCTTGTAGTAGATGCCCTCTGAGAAGCTTTTGGACGACAGCCTGAAGAGATTGTGCAGACCCTCATTGCTAGACGCGTACAGCGTCATATGAGTGTATGCGCCACGGCCTGAGACATCATCCTTACCACCCGATCCCCATCGGACCGGTGCTCGATCAAATCGGGATCCTGGCGCCACATAGGCTTCCATGCCGATGATCGGCTTGATGCCGTGCTTCTGGCCCGTCTCCCAGAAATCGTAGGCGCCGTGCACGTTGCCATGGTCGGTCATGGCGATGGCTGGCATGCCCATCTCGGCAGCAGATGAAAAGAGCGCCCCGAGTCGGGACGCTCC